TACCAAACTTTTGTACTGTGCCATCAAATTGAAGCACTACATCGTTTTCTAAACTAGCTCCGTTGTAATTACGCCATTTTTGTGCATATGTATTCACCGCTCTATCATTTTGCACAGTAAATTGTGTACCTGTAGTTGTGGCTGTACCAATAGCAAGGTTGCCGGTGCTATCTAATGTAAGTCTTGTATCAGTATTTAAATCCGTAGCATTTGCTGAAATTCTAAAACTGTTATCAGTATTGTATAACCCAGTAAGATATGTGTATTCGCCGGTGGCTACAAAACTCATCACAGCATCGCCGGTGCCGTCTTGTTCAACTTGTAGTTGTGAATCTTGTGTTGTTGAATCTCTGTAAACTGTAAGGAGTTTACTAGGTGTGCTAGTACCTACACCGACAATGTTAGTTGAAGAATTTACAGTAAAGGTTGATTGATCAACTGTTATATTTGAGTCAAAAACTACTCCTCCGACAAAAGTTCCGCCTGTGCTTGCAGGCACTGCGTCAGCAAAATCTATGTCGCCATGGGAAACGATAGTTACTTCGTCATTAAGTTCAGCCCCTGTTGCTAAAGTAATAGAAGAACCATTTATAGCACTGTATTCTGCACTATCTAATCTAATTCCGTTCACATACACATCGCTCATATGTGGATTATAACTCAAAATCCTACCATAACGATCAGTACCGCTGAATAAAGTTTGGTTTAGAGCAGCAACAAATTCGAACTCTAATTTTTGTAGTTGATATGGAACCGAGCCGGGATTTACACCTATATAATTGGTCACATGCTTCTCCAAAATTATACAGTATTTAGCAGGTTAGCATAGCATAAATATTGTAGAGAAACAAAGAGGAATTGTAGTGTCAAAAACATTCAACCTAGCTATTTTATCAAGAAATCTAGACACTTCTGGCAGTGATATTAATATCAACGATAATGCAAAATTTTTAGTAGGCACCGGCAATGATTTAGAAATAGTTCATAACGGTTCTGATAGTGTTATTAATGATGCAGGGTTAGGATCTCTATTGTTACAGTCCGGAGGTTCTACAAAGTTAGAAGTAAATGCGACAGGAGTAAACATAACTGGTCCTCTTGCAGTATCTAGCACTGTAGACGGTAGAGATATTAGCACCGATGGTTTGAAGCTAGACGGAATTGAAGCAAACGCAACAGCTGATCAAACAGATGCAGAAATCAAAACAGCCTACGAAAACAATGCAGACACAAATGCTTTTACTGATGCAGAAAAAACAAAGTTGTCTAGCGCATTAGAAGATGCCGACTTTACAAATTCAACTGCTGTAAAAGCTATAAATCAAGGATTAGCTACAACCGATTCTGTTACATTTAATCAGCTTACTCTAACTACAGAACTGCGTGGTCCAAGCACATTTACTATAGATCCAGCCACTGTAGGCGATAATACTGGTACTGTGGTTATTGCTGGTGACCTTACTGTTAACGGAACAACCACTACAGTTAATTCAAATACGGTTAATATTGGCGATAACATCCTTACATTAAACTCAGATGAAACAGGTACACCTAGTCAAAATGCAGGCTTAGAAGTAGAAAGAGGCACTGACACTAATAAAACTTTTTTGTGGAACGAAACTAACGATGCTTGGACTGCTGATGGTGATTTTACAGCTACAGGTATAATCACTGGTCCAACCACTGATACGTTATTAATAAAAAACTCAGCTGGTACAACACTCAAAACTATAAGAGGTGTGTAAAAGCAAATAAATACCATGTTAATATAAGGTATTATATATGGCAGTAAGAACACCATTAGTAGACGATAGTACAAATTTGCGTGAAGCAACTACAGCTGAAATAGATCAAATTAAAGCAGAAATGATAAGACAATACAGTCTTAACATACCTGTTACTTTAACAGTGGTAGCATCAGGCGGCACTTTAGGCACTATATCTGATACTAGATTGCAAGCAGGTGCGCATTCAACTAGTACTACAGCTTTTCCTACAGAAGCTACTACCGCTGAACCATCAACAGTTACCGTTAATTATGACAAAATTTCTCAAACAATATCATCTGTAAGTACCCCTGTTGATACTAACAATAAAAGATTTTTTGCTTATTATGATGACCCTACTGACACAATACAAACTATGAGTCTACAGGATATGATCGATACATTTGGTGGACCTGTCGTCGATACACTTACAGACGGATCATTTACAACAGATCAAGCTGGAACATACCGGATTCACACCGCAACGACATTAACAGGTGCAACAGAAGTTAGTGGAGCAAACACTGCTGTTTTTTTAGACACAAGAGCAGACACAACTCTCTACACAGCAGCTGGTATTCCTGAAACTCTTGATCAGCCTACAACAATAAGCAGTTATTATCTTTTTAGGGTAGATGCTGCTGCTGCTGGATCTTTACCTACTTTATATAACATAGATGGATCTAACCAACTACAACAGATTTCAACAACTGATGTTCGAACTATTCTACAAGAAATAGTAAGACATACTGCGGTCAATGTTGTTGGTTCTAGAATTGATTACAACTATACTACAGGAACAAATTTGGGCACTTCAATGGTTGATACAAGATTAAACGGCGCTGGTAATTACCAAACACTATTTGTAAATGTAGACGACTATAGAGCTCAAGAGTTTCCAGACGGAACAGCTACAACTATTAACACATATAATCTCAAGGTACAACAAACCTAATGTTTACAAAAAATAATATTTTATTTGTTAGATATGCTAATCCACAAAATAACACTATCTACATAGAATATGGAACAGACGACGATGTTAATTTTTACTACATGCCAGTAATGCCTTTGGATTCTTACGAATGGCAAATATTATTTAAAGCTGGATATGATACTGATAAGATATATCTCAACACTCTTGATTGGATTAAAAATCCTTATCTTTCTAAATATGAGTATAAAAAAGATCAATCCAGCAATCTTATAAAACTTTGTAAAAATAACGAAGCTCATTTTAATGTTTCTTGGAATGATTCATATCTAGTATTTGATGCAGATACACAACAGAAACTTTATGAAACCGCTCCTAAATTTAAAATAGCAATTACAGAAAAAAATAATCCTCTAATGGTTTACGAAACTGTAGACGTAAATTTTCCAAGTGCTTCAATTTGGAAAACTCATAAAGAAAAAGTTGACATTCCTCACTTTTCCAATTATAGTTTGTATATTACATCAAGCGAAAAATTATCTTTTAAAATTAGTCATGGTTAATAATGAAAATTTATTGTGTTCGCATTGGCGAAAAATATGATATAAGATATGAAGATTATCTAAACAAAAAACTATCAGATATCGGGTACACTATAACTTGGATAAGGCAGCCATTTGACGATAGAGTTGCACTACAGTGGAACAAACTACAAGTAATGCAACTTAAAATTTCTGAGCCTGTAGTTGTAATGGATATTGACTTACTGCTAACAAACAACTATCGCGAACTTATAGAATATCCTATTGAAGAAGATGAGTTTCTGTTGTTACCAGCTTGGTGGAACAATTCAAACTTTGCTTACAACGGTGGCTTTCAAAAGTTTGTACCAGGCAAGTGTAATTATATTTTTGATGAGTTTATAAGTAAGCCACTTTATTGGCAAGGCTATTACATTAGAGAAGGTATGACAATAGGTCCTGTCAACGGCGAGCAATTCTTTGTAGTTGAACAAGCACGTAAGAAACTTAAAGTAAAAACTGTGCCCAACAGTTGGGTGTGCCGTTGGGCAAGCGAAGACTTTGTTGAAACTGTAAGACGAATGCCTTACGATGAATACATCAAACACGAAAACGAAAACTATGCTAACATAGCAAAAGGCGCAACACTATACGATGGTCTAGAATTTAATCAAGATATTAAATTAATACATTTTACTCACACTTTAAATAAACCACACAAATGGCATGGCTATGAATAAAACCAAATATATTACTGGATTATCATATGGGTTTCACGACGCAGGTTATGCATTACTAGCTGATGGCAAAATTAAAGAATGCCATCATGCTGAAAGATTCACCAAGCAAAAAAACGATAAAACTCCTGTACCTTTGCCTAGTTTAGGTATGACAGCTTATTACGAACGTCCTCGATATAAAAATACAAGAAGACTCTATGCTGGACAAAGTTGGCGTAAAGAACGGCCTTGCCATGATTACTATATACCCCATCACTGGAGTCATGCTGCGGCTGCTTACTATACAAGGCCATTTGGCGGTGTTGAACCTGTATGTGTTGTAATTGATGCTATCGGCGAATGGGATACAGTAAGTATCTGGTATAAAAAGAAAAAAGTTTGGTCACAGCGTTATCCTTATAGTATTGGTTTATTTTACAGTGCTATTACGCAACATATAGGCTTAAAGCCAAATGAAGACGAGTATATTACTATGGGGATGGCCGCATTTGGAGAGCCTAGTGTTGACTTAGAATATTTGTTTAAAGAGAACTTGCATCTTGGTATTAGTAGACGTATAGAACATGATATAAGAGACATAGCAGCATCTGCACAAGCACTTGCAGAAAAAAAGATTATCGAAGTTATGATGCGTGCTCGTAAATATAGTAATCATCTGTGTTACGGAGGCGGTGTAGCATTAAATTGTGTTGCAAACTCAAAAATAAAAAATATTTTTGACAGTGTTTGGATAATGCCTAACCCGGGCGATGCTGGTTCGGCACTCGGCGCAGCATTATCTGTTAACGGATATAGAGTTCCTTTTACAGATGCTTATTTGGGGTATAATATTGTAAAGCAAATTAATCCTAAGGAAGTTGTTAAACATTTATTGAAACACCATTACTGTGGTATAGCTAACGGTCGTGCAGAATTTGGTCCAAGGGCACTTGGTAATCGCAGTCTTGTTGCAGATCCAAGACTTGAGATTAAAGATACTGTAAATGAAATAAAACAACGCCAAAAATTTAGACCATTTGCGCCAGCTATCCTTGAAGAACACGCTAAAGATTACTTCGATGGTCCTATGAACGAATATATGCAATATGTAGCAAAAGCAAAACATGATTACAAAAGTGTTACACATATAGACGGCACTGCTAGAGTACAAATAGTCAAAGAAAGTTGTTCAAGTATACTAAGACCCATCTTAGAAGAATGGTATAATGCAACTGGCTGTCCTATGTTGTTAAATACAAGTCTTAATATTAAAGGCAAACCTATGGTAAATGACTGGTTAGATGCAATGAACTTTGAAAAACTTTATAAAGTAAAGGTTTTTTAATGATCAACTATAGGATACATTTGAAACAACCTGTTGAAAATAAAAGCGTTTTCTTAGGTCCTAGGTCAATAACTGATCACATTCCTATTCCCGGTAATTACAAAAAGGGTTTAAACGAGGAATGGGATAGTAGATTTGATTTAGACGCAGGCGATGACATTCCTTGGGATTGTTGGGATACCATTGTAGAAAAAACTTTGGAAACTAAAAATAATATATACGAACACTGGGATCATCACAGCAATAACGAAAGAATTAACAGAGCTATATTAAATATTTCTGTGCATAGACCAAAATATTGTTTTGTTATTTTAGATGATTGGATCAAATTAAATTTAAATTGGGATATAGATGTTGATCTGCATTCTATATATGAACCTAATCAAGATTTGAAAACTGATCTACAAATACATACACAAATGAAATTAAATAATTTTTTATGGAGTAATCAAGAGTATATATTTGATATTTTTGTAAAGAGTACTTTAGAAAATCTTCATACATTATGTTACGTAGCAAGAGAGTTTGACTGTAGTCTTGTGATTGCACAATTACAAGATCCCTTTTATAGCTTAAAAACTCGCTGGCGAGCGCTTGAACATTATTTGCATAGTGTATTATTGCCATTTAAAAGAGATACAGTTGATATGGTGTTAGATGAAACAAAACATTTGTTAGATTTTTACGCTATAGGCTTTCCGTGGTTAGATACAAAGGATGTGCTTATGTCAACAAATAGATTAGAACATCTTATTCCTGGAAGTATTGATTTTTTTAACCGAGATGGGCAACACTATGTTGCTAAAAAATTAATCGATAAAGCACTGTGGATTAAAAGCGAGTCAGGATTAGATTTTTTGCACAAAAGACGTAATTAAATTACTAACTTTTTCTAGTCCTATAGGACCAAAATGATGTCCTTGGTCGTGCCATGTGCTTGTAAAATCAATTTCATCTTCTACAATAAAATCAAAACAATCTAACGTGTTTACCTTTTTGAAATGCGATAACCATGGAAAAATTAAAATAGGTATGCTTTGTTTTTCAACTAAAGTTTTTGTGTATAATATGTTTGCCATAGATGACTCTGTAGCATAGACTGATCCTACACTATTAACTGCATACTTCATCATATTAGTATAAGTTTTGGTTTGCCAATTTACATTGATATCTTTTATTATACCTGCATTAAGAAAGCAAGTGCCATACCAAGGGTCAAAACCCATATGGCAAGAATTTTGTAGTAAACTGAAAGCATTAGATACATGAGTTGCTCTACAATTTTCATATGATACTTTTTTAAAAAAGTTTTTTGTATCTTTAATAAAGCCTAATCGTGTAGGTGTCGTTACTTGCCAAATAATAGCATCTATTTTTTGTTTTTTTTGAAGAAGGTGCTTAATCATTGCTGCTTGTGTTTCTATACTGCTCACATAAAAAGAAAAATTATAAAAATTATGTTCTCGATGCTTGTTAGCTAAGATATCAACAAGATTTAGTTGCATATTATTAGGATCTAACTTTTTATCGCCATAATAGCCTCTACTGTAACTACAACCTACATGCACTATGTTCATAAAAAATCTTCTTTGTTAAATATTTTTTCAAAATGATATCCCCTACGCCTATCATATTCATTTATAAATTTCAAAAATCTTTCTGTTATCTCATGTTTAGTTTGTGTATGTTTCACGCTGTTAACAATTCTTGAAATGCGCTCTTTTTCTCTATCAATAAACCAATCATTGCTTTGTATGAAAGTGTTTGTTTTTGCTAAAGAACTTTTTAATTTAGTCGAAGCAAATTGTACATCTAAAAAATCTGGATGTTTTAATTTTGCAAAATCTATCCGTACCCTTTTAGAACCAAATTTTTCTTTTAATGTTGCAACCCATTTTGTAAAATCTAATAAAGACGGCAATGCAAGATTATTAACCGTACTCATAAAACTTACTTTAACATTACTAGTCATCTCTAAAAGGCTTTCTACATTTTTTACAAGCATTGTATAATCTAATCCATCTCTTGCATATTCTGCCTGCGCATCGGTTGATTCACAACTTATATACACTGTCAGGCTTTTACAACTTTTTTGTTCTTCGATAGACTGTAGTAAAGAAATAAAGTCATTCCATTTAGTCAGGGGAGGACAAGCATTTGTATTAATTGCAAAATCTAAATTAGGATGCAAACCGTCGCGAATCATTTCTAGAACTTTGGTTGTATTCTTACTTAAAAGAGGCTCTCCGCCTGTAATTCTTAATTCATACAATCTATCAATTATGTTAGGCAACCACTTTTCAAAAGCTTCTATATATGGATTTTGGTCTTTATTTGGTATTTGCGGTACTCTATAATTGTTATATGATGTGTCTCCTAAATTATAAGATCCGTTCTTATCTATATCGTCTATCCATTGCGAACTAAATGTAGGACCGCAATAGGCACATGCAAAATTACATACGTTAGAAAAACTTACTTCTAAAGATCGCGGGAAGCCAACATCGTTATTCCATTTGTCATTTAATATTTTTTCATAATCTACAACGCTCCATTCAGCACTGCTTTTCATTATTCTATCTGAATAACCAGCTTGTGCGTCTTCTACAGTTTTACAATAGGTGCAATCTGCAACCCAATTGCCCGAAAGCATTGTTTGTCTATCTGCATTTTTTCTATCGGTATTATGAAGCGCATTTGGATTTTGTTGTAATTTATTAATATCTATTGGATGTGCTTTTGTATGATGACAACTGTGTGTAAGTCCTACACCTAAATGTAGTGTAGCTTGTGTCCATTTTGCAAGACAAAAACCTTTGCCAACAGCATTTAAATTCAACTCCGTCTTTTGGAGATCATTTTTCATCTTTTGCTATTTGGCTCATTTCATCTTTATATGATAATTTTAATTTTTTTAGTCTTTGAATTTCTAAAGTGTTTAAATGCATTGCTGATTCTAAAGCTAATATTTCTTTATCAACTTCTTGATGCTTTTGCTTTAAAAAAGTAAGTCTATGATTCATAATAATATTTATTTGATGATCAGTTTGTCTATCATATTTTTTGAATAAGTTTGTAGATGTTGCTGGTTATGTACTAAAACATCTTGCATTTCAGTAAGCATTAAAACACAGTCTGATATTGATAATTTATTAATATCTTCCAAGACTTTATAAACTTTTTCTATTCGGGTATAATGATTCGGTTCCTCATCGTAAGATTCATCCCACCATGTTGAAAAACTGCGAAATCCATTTTCTTGTAACCATTGCAATGATCCAAGAGGCGAAACTAAAACAAATGGCCTAGCTGCTAACATTGGCTTAAGGGTTTTTTCACTAAACCTTGGCCATTTACAAAAAAACGGACTTTCGGTTATAACATTACAAAATGAATTTTTAATAAGATCGATTGATTCTTTATTTTTTGCGTGGGAGTATGCATCTTTTATATATTCGTTTGTAGGAAATATTTGATGTAATTTACGTTCATTTGCCTGACTATTTTCGATATTTGGCATTTTAGCTACTTGAGGATAAATTTTATCATTAAATGTAATGTATGAATTTAAGTTTAACAAGGCGCTACTTATTATATGACGAGATTTTGTATATCTGTTATTTAAGCAAGAAAGTTTATATTTAATATTTGTGCTAAACGCTTTTGAATAATCGTTTTCAAGGAACTGCCAATTAGGCAAATCAAAATATTCAATATCTTTTAGTTTATAAAAATGATAAAATAATATTGGTTTATTGATTAATTTTTCTATTGTCTTACATAATTTATATTCATATAATTGCTTTAAATCTACAGATCTGTCTATATCTAATGCATCTGCTACAAAAAAATATAGTTTACAGTTTGTCATAACATTTTTTATATGCTTTACTGCCCAACGTGCATTGAATTTTGGAGATGATCCGTATGTATCAGAAACTAAAAATACAGCATTTTTTTCTCTAGCAATGTCAGCTAACACTCCATACTCGTCGCTAAGTGAACCTTGAAGATCCCAATATGAAAATTCAAGCGTATCAAATGGTGAAATTACGTGTAACATATAATTACTTATAATTAAGTATATGAACTCTTCATTACTTAAAAATTTTAACAATGCAACGCTCAATTACGATTTAAATCAATTCAATTGGCCTAAATTAGTATTAGAAAAAATTCAATCTAAATATTCAGCTGTTCAAAATTTAGAATACATTCACAATTTACTTTCTCCTAGGCAAATATTTGATATTGCAAGTTTGGTGCAAAATAGTTTTCTTGAGCAAGAATGGTCAGAAATGCTTGACAAGTTTGCTGAAACATATATAGCACCTTTGTTAGACGGACAACGATATCTTATCAAGCGACAGCCTACTCTAAATATTGTTATACCTAATCAAGAAGCTGTAGGCAGACGTTTGCCATTTCATCAAGGTATTTTTTACGATAATGGTAGAGGACAAGGTACGATATGGATGCCATTAACAAAATGCTACGACTCTAATTCTATGTGGATAGCAGGCTTAGAAGACAGCAGAAAGTTAACAAAGATTGCTGTAGACGAAAAACTCAGCGTAGAAGAATTTGAACTGTATTCAGCTCTTGAATCTATACCAGTCACATTAGAACCAGGACAGGCTCATTTGTTTTCTCAAGAGCATATACATGGCAACATCAACAATCTAACTGACATAACCCGTTTTGCAATTGATTGGCATATTCTCATAGAAGGCGAAGAATATCACAATAGACTACCGGGAGCGTTTTTTAGAATGCCCGGAGACTATGTCACAGATATATATGTAGATAATTCAAAAAGCTTCTTATGCTATATGTCTAACAATAGTGAATTTGATAAGCATTTATCAAAACATGTTCAGCGTTGTACTATAGAAAAATATATACAGCAACACGATATAGCTCCTAATGGCTGGCAATTCGAAAACGAGTATCTTACACACTTACCTATATTCCAGTATCTACTAGGTCAAAATATTGACTGTATTCTAGTACTCAGTATGTATTCTATATCAGATGATCTATTGCAAGAAGCTATTGATGCAGGAAAAGAGATACACTTTGCAAACGAATATATGTGTATTAAAACACAAGAGGATTTAGATAAAATTCTACTATATAAAAACTTTGCTGTAAAGAAAAAAGGAAAACTAAGCTTTGAAGACTAAAGTATATTATACTAACTTACCTGATAATAAATCAAAAATCTATGGTGGTGCTTATGGTATACATAATCAGCTACTTGTAAATCATAGAGATAGATCGATAAAAAAATTTACGTCTCTTAACAGCGCAAAGATGAGCGCAGCTGAAAACATCAAACGACAATTTATAGAAACTTATCCTTCATGGATGTTCAAGCCGTTTAATTTCGATAACACAGACTTATTAACCGAAGCTTGCTTCACACAAGGCACAACAGAAAGCTTTGCACAGTTTTACATTCGATACAGAAACAAAAGACTTCGCATTGCCCGTGGTGAGTATTTTTATCATCAGATGATGAAGGGTTTGCGTTATGAAGGCAACTTTGCTTGGCTTGAAGATGAACCTATTCAAGCCGGCGACGTAGTTCTAATTAGCTTACCGTTTGCTGACAGTGGCACTTATTATGTTGGAATAGATAGCATACTAGATCAGTGTGATTATTTAGGTGTGCCTGTCATGTTAGACTTGGCATACTTAAATTTAACTGTGGGCAAATATCTAAACTATAAAATTGACTTTTCTCGACCGTGTATAGAATATGTAGTAAGTTCGTTATCTAAGGTCTTTCCAGTTGAAAACATGCGTATAGGCATTAGACTACAAAAAATAAAAGCAGAAGATCAACTGTATGTAATCAATGAAGAAAACTACAATTATATAAACCTAATGAGTGCATATGTAGGCACCGCAATGATGGAAGAGTTTTCAGCTGATTGGGTAGTAAACAAATACAGATCCAAACAACTAGAAATGTGCGATAAACTAGGGCTAGGACTTTCTCCGTGTGTACCTTTTGGAATAGACTATGCGGATAGGTACCCCGAGTATAATCGTGGTAGAGATTCAAACAGGCTATGCTTTTCTCGAGTATGGGATGGCAGGGCCGACTTAGAGGGTCTATCCGATTGAAAATAAACACTCACAACGACTGGGATCCCTTAGAGGAAATCATAGTAGGTCATGCCGACCATGCTAGGGTCACCCTAGACAAGACACAGCACAGCTTTTCATATGCTGACAAAGTATGGAATGAAATTGCTCATATGGAAGGGCCTCTGCCTCAATCTATAATTGACGAAGCTAATGAGGATATCCAAGGCCTTGTTGATGTACTACAATCAGCTGATGTTATAGTGCATAGACCTAAGAGTATAGACTGGAGTCAAGAGTTTTCTACCCTTGACTGGACTAGCAAAGGATGGTATAGCTGGTGCCCTAGAGACCTTATCTTACCCTTAGGTGATATGCTAATTGAAACACCCTCTCCTGTCCGCTCTAGATATTGGGAAACAAGATTGTACGAAGACATTCTTTATGAAGCGTTCGAAGACGGTGCACTGTGGATCAGCGCACCCAAGCCTAGACTGCTAGACGAATATTATGATTTAGAAAACGACGTAAGGGGTAGGTCAACACTTCTAGATCAAGAAATAATATTTGACGCTCCGAACATTGTACGTGTAGGCAAGGATCTACTGTTTCAAATATCTAACAGTGGCAACCTAAAAGGCTTTCGTTGGTTAAAGCGCTTGCTAGAACCTATGGGCTATCGTTTACACTACAGTGAGCTTTATAGCTATTCGCACTTTGATAGTACAATCATTCCGCTTCGTCCAGGGCTGGTCCTACTTAACAGCTCGAGGGTTACCCCTGATAACTGCCCTGAAATATTTGCAACGTGGGATAAAATATATTTTGAAGATTGCATAGCCCAAGGGTCAAAATTGTCTGGGTATAGCGCACCGTGCTCGCCTTATATAGGGCTAAACATTCTAAGCATAGACCCCCACACAGTTATATGCGACGACCAACAAGTGCCGCTTATGCGTGAATTAGAAAAGCACAAGATCAACTGTGTGCCTATACAATTTAGACATGCCATGACCCTAGCAGGTGGTATGCATTGCACCACCCTAGATCTCAGGAGAAAAGGCCAGCTAGAATCCTACCGATAAATATTATATGAATCCAAAACATATACATATTAACGTAGACGATTTTAATTTAACCTGGCGGGGATATCCAGAATCAAAAAGTTGCATCAAGCATCAGCTAGACGAGCAACGTGACCTAAGAAGTGACGATGCTTTTCCGCCTACTGTTACAGAACATAACACAGGTATACGTCAGCAGTTTTTTGATGTAGATGACATTGACTTTGATTATATAGGTACCCAGCTAGGTATAGACATTGTAACTGTAAGTGCAATCCTTCAAGAGCCTGGTAACTTTATACCTATACATAGAGACACTTTTTATCAAATAAAACAGCGTTTCCCTGACGATAATAGAATCAAAGTTAGAGCAAACGTTTTCTTAGAAGATTGGCAGCCAGGTCATTTAATACAATACGAAAGCAATGACGGGTGGAAAACCATCGACAACTGGAAGGCAGGCGATGGTATCATGTGGTCTAGCGATACTCCTCACATAGGTGCAAACGTGGGGTTAAATAACAAGTATACGATGCAAATAAGCGGTTTTTTAAAGGAAAAATAAAATGGCAAAACTAGAACTAGGTGGCCCTTCTGATCATAAGGATTGGGTTGAACTCATGGGAGATAGCTATGAATCTCGTGATGCTAAAGCAGATCGGTTCGGACACGCTATGGAAGTCGACGGTCCTTGGGCTAACGTTCAGGATCATAAAAATTTACCGTTGAAGGTAGGCTATCATGATAGATCAATGCAACAACTAGCTTGGATC